GCGTAAGTCCGATAGACGGAGTACCTGCGGCCGTGATATATCGCGGTCCGTTCCCCGTCATAATCGGGGCCGAACATGGTAAAGACATACTGCGGCTGCAGGCCTGCCTGCCCCGCGGAGAAAAACTCCTGCCGGGAGACGGACTGCACATTAACGAATACGGTTCGGGGATGCTCGTCTTCGACTTCCATCCCATAATCGTTTTTGGACTTTGTCACGCCGATCAGCGTGATCATCTCACTCCGATCCATCGTTTCCGGTCCTCCAGGTGGTGTGTCCGCTGTGAGTCGCCAGCTGAGCCTTCTGCTCATCATAGGACGCCTTCAGGCGGTCGTATTGATCCGACTCGCCGAAGTTGGCTTTGCAATACGTAATGACTGCACGCACAATCAGCGGATCCTTCTCGTCGATATTGGACACCCCCGCGATCTCCAGATCGGCCTCTGCTGCTTTGATGAGACCGCGAATCTCATCATCGAAGGCGTACCCGGAGATCCGGAGTGCCAGTTTTACCTGCTCCAGCATCTCCGGTTACCTCCAAGCCTCAGGCGGAAACCTGAGTGATGACCTGCATACCTCCGACAGATGTCAGATCTGCGCCTGCCGTCTGCAGACCACGAATGGCGATCTGGTTGGTGGAGAAGTAAGTGCCGCCCTCGTCGGTCTCGATCTGATAGTTGTCCCACATCGGCATGTCGACGGTGCCCGGCTGGCCGTAGAGCTGCGTGCCGGCGGTCAACTGGTCAAGAACACGGAAGCGGACTGCGAGGCCCCCTTCAGTGATGGTGCCGGAGGTGGTGGTACCGGCGTCAAAGCTGATCTCGTAGAGTGCCTTCTTTTCGTTGGTGCCACGGATCTTGCCAAGCGCAGCGAGATCCTCCTGTGCAAGGTAGAGCATAGTGCCGCCCTTGCCCGGAATCGCGCGGAAGCCAAAAGCTACGCTGCGCAGGAAGTTCTCGTCGATCTTGTAGACCTTCTTTACGGCGAGACCAGAAGCCTTGACCGCGGCGACGATCTTCTCGGCAGCCTTGACACGCAGAGCGACCAGAGCGGAGCTCCGGATCTGGGCCTGATAGTCAAGCGGGGACATCTTGCGGACCTGATTGGAGATGGTGTCGAGGATGCCCCACTCGGAGGGGTTGATTGTGACGGTGCCGAACTCTGCTCCGGTCCCAGCAATGGCCTCGCCGTCTACCACATCGGCGGCGATGGCGTCCTTGGTCTTATAACCGACCACCCAGGAGCCGTTACCGGTCAGAGCGACAGCGTTGACATCGTCCACGATGCTGTCAGCGACAGCGGCGAGGCCGTTGATTCCGGTAGCCTTGGTAGGCTTTGCGATCTGGCCGGTGCCCAGGAGAGCACGGGTCTCCATGCGTCCGTTCTGGACGAACTCCTGCGCGGATCGCTCCTCTGCAGAGATTTCTGCGGACTTTCCGGTCTCGATTACCTTGCCAGCGCCGCTGTTTACTCTGCCGATAAGAGCTGAGCGCTGCTCTGCAGCTGCCTGCAACTCCTTGGAGCGAGCCTCCAGCGCATCGACTTCCTTGTTGAGAGCATCAAAATCTGCGTCAGGCTTTTCTGCCTCCGATCTGATCTCTGCCTTTCTGGCCTCGATCTGCTCCATGTTTGCGTTTCTGATTTCCTCAATAGTCATGATTTTTCTCCTGTTTAAATGATTGTGCAGTTACTATATTTCATGAGTTAAGGTCACTCCGCCCCGCAGGTACTTACTCCAGCCGCCTGCACACTCATAGATAAAGATCACAATGTGATCCTCATCCCAATCTCAGTCTGAGCAGCAGTCTGCTTCGCTCCTGCTCTTTTCTTGCCTTCTCCTTTGCAGCTGCATCCTCCTGCGCGGTGAAATAATCCCGGGCAGATGCGACATCTGTCGCCGGATTAGCCGGAAAAGTAACCGGAGAGACATCGTAGATCTTCTGGAAGGCATCGATCACGCGCGTATGCGTCTCCGGCTCGTAGTGATCAGCTTCAACGACGAAAGCAAAAGAGGCCTGCGGATAGTTACCCGCTGCAATGTCCTCCGCTATACCGCGAGAGTTTACCGTCTTGGACAGGTCTGCCTTGAAGTTCAGGCCAGTGCTGTCCACCGTGACCTTGAGAGTGCCGGCGGACGTTCTAGCGTACACCGGACCTCTGTGATCAATACGGAAGACCACATCAGACATATCGCAGGACGCGAAAGCGTTCGGCTCGATACGCTCCTGATACTTGACGCCGTCCATCTCGAAGAGAGTATAAGGATCGAAGGTGGCGGCATGGCCGTGCACCTGATACTTCTGGTCGTCGCTGCCGCTGCCCTGTGCAGCGGAGAGATCGAAGGATCGATACTCTCGCTGGTCTTTATTGCTGTTTTTCTCCATCTGATCCACTCCCATCTGTGCCCTGCGCGGCTGCTCCGGCCGCCGTTTTTTGATTGATCTCGGCCTGCTCTGCAGCAAATTTCGCGATCATATGGTTGTGATAGGCATCCTTATATTTCCGGTATATTGCCCTGGCCTGCCTGATCTGTTTGTTCATTTCCCGCTTAACAGCCCTAATCCGTCGTCTTATTTTCGCCTTTTCCTCGCTGCTCTTCGCGTTGTCAATTGCCTCTTCCTGCTTATCCTGCCAGTCCGCAACAAGATCCTTGAGATTTGCAATATTGTCTTCGATATTCTGCTTCGCTCCCTGGAGAAGGTCTTTTTCCTGCTGTGAGTATCCGGAGCTTCTGGTCTTCTTTGATTTCCTTCCTGATCTTTTCCTGCTCTTCGTCGCCTTTTTGGTTTTCTTTCCCCCGGATGCGAGAGCCTTGAGCTTTCTGTGCTTCATGTAGTACTCGTGGGCTTTGTCCGGATCGTAGTACTTTGAGGCGTAAATCCCGGTCTCGCTCCGCTTCCTACCTCTCTGGCGGTCTTCGATCTCTTCATTTTCCGTCATTTCCGCTCTCCTCTTCGTCGTCAAAATCTCCATTATTCGCGCGATCAAGGATCTCTTTCATGTTGTCGGTGATTTCATCAAGCTCCTCCTGCATCTGATCCTGCAGGTCTGTGATTTTATCATCTTCCTCGCCCAAATCTTCTTCCGGTTCTTCTTCGTCAGGATCCCCGTCTTCCTCGTCCGGCGCTTCCTCTCCGTCTATCGCATCATCCTCCAGATCAGAATCATCCAGATCGTCACCCATATCACCGTCATCTTCATCCTCCTCCCCTTCGATCAGGTTCCCGTTTTCATCGTATTCTTGGTAATAGTACTCACCACGGATGATAGTTTTATTTCCACCCGGCAAATCCGGAAGATTAAGTATTCTTCGTGCTTCGTTCTGCAGGAGTTCTCCCCGGTCCGACATCTGCATGACCAGCTGTATCTTGCTCTGCATACTCATGTAGGCCAGCCTGTCTGCCGAGAACTGCACACGATTGCCTGCTGCCTGCTCGCGTTCTGAGAAGAGCATGAACGTCAGTACATCCGCAAGCTGAATAGCAAAAGGTTCTACTGCCCCCTCGTAAAAAGCATCCAGATCATCCGCTGTTGCGGAATTGTTCAGAATCTTTTCATTTACGCCAAAATAGTTGAATACTCTGTTTTCAATGACTTTCTGCTGATCTGCATCGACGCTGTACTGCTTTCTGTCCAGTTCCTTAATGTCCTTGTACGTCGATGGAAACAGAAGCAATCCTCCGCCTGTATCTGTTTTGAGGTTGTTCTCTGTAAATCTCTCCCGTTCTTTCGCCAAATCCTCCGGCTTCGAGAAATTCGACAGCGTTGCCATGAACCGGTAAATTGAGGAGTTCCTTGCGGCCCCCTTGATCCCCTGCCTCTGGATGTCGATCAGCTCCAGTGTTGAATCCAGGGCCCCGTTTCCTGTTCCAAAATAATCCGAAAGGTACTGAAATTTTGTCATGATGCCGATGTGTGAAAGCTCATCGGATGCCACATTTCCATTTGCAAAACGCATCCTGATCCATGGCGTCCCTTCTACATCCACCAGGGCAAAATCAGATGGCACCACAATGGATATTCCTACTACATCGAATGTCGGCGTATATACCGGCACGATAAACGCCGTGCACTGCATATCTACAATCACGCTGAGCCGGTACAGGAATTGGCTCCAGGTCTGCCATGAATTCGGCCTCATGGTCAGCCTTCTCTGCAGCGTCGGGTTTCCGTTTCCTGTCAGGAACACCGATAATTTGCTGATATGCCTTGCCCTTGCGTCTGCTGATGCTCTTACAAGGTCGCTCTCGAACGCCTCCCCGCTCCAGCTCCTCCACGCTACCGATTCATAGTTATTCAGTGATACCCATCGATCTCCGTTTTTGTCTCTGCCCCGCGGCCCGAAAATCTTTTCAAACAGTCCCATTTATTCATTCCTTAGCTGTACACCTATCTCGTTGTACCATTTCTGCCGGACGCACAACGCATCCGACAGCGCCGCCGTCCCGTCAATGTGTGCCGTCGCTGACATCTTGATCAGCTTTACCTTGTTCGTTTCCGTGTCCATTTTCAGCGCCGCATCCAGCAGATGTATTTTGAGGAGGTCATTGTCCCCAATATGCACTCTTCCATCTTTCATCAGCCCCTCCATTTCCCGGAGGACTGGCGTAAGGTTAAACCCCTGATACACATCGTCC